ATTGATCTGAATGTTGGTGTAGAGCTTGACGGGTCATCGACTAGAGCCGCCCCGTCCTCATCAAATGTGAATGCTGTGCTTATTGTGATACCGTTTAGCTCGTTTTCTTGGATATCAACACCAAAGCCGCCGACTAAATTTCTAATCAGCTTGCTTGAGCCTTGCACATCCAAAACAGGAACGCCGTTTGTTCCGGTCTGCGCAATAGTTCCGCTTACGCCAAGCGAATTTTGGAAGTTTGCGAGCGTGATTGTGTAATTAGTATTCCCTGAAACGTAAGGAATAACCGCATCAGAAGGTAGAGAGGTTTGCGCAGGAAATTGGCTTGTCTTCATGTGTTCGACTCAACCTGAATGTTGTTGTTGACCTCTGCCTCTATTTCATCGCCAGTAGGCTCGTAGAATTTATTAGATAGCCATCTATCGTTACCAGAGCCACGCGGTACAAGGCCGCTAAATTGCGTAGGCTGAATAGTAACGCCTAGCTTGGTCATGACCTTAAGCCCTGCGCTCGCCTTATTGATAAGCTCTTGAGTAACCGACCCCATGAACTGAGGCGCTACACGTATAGCAAGATTTGAGACTATGCCGCTGATTGCGCCAGCGGGGACGGTGAGCGTATCACCTAAATTTGTGACTTCTGTAAAACCCAATGAAATACCGTCTGCATTGTATTCAAGCATCATGGTATTAAGGGCAAAAATACAGTCTTGATATTCGTCAGATTCTAGCGGAGCTTCACTAGCCTGAGTGAGAATCTCTTGAAGTGCGTACTTAATGACTTGAGCCGCTGTTGCCATTTGTTCAACCCTTTGCAGCAGAAAAAGCCCCCGAAGGGGCTTGCCAATTACGCGCCGTAGAAAGTACCAGCAAATAATGGGTTGAACGTAGCAAACACAGGCAACAAGTCGAAGCGAATCTTCTGTGTGTTGGTGCGTGGGTCGCTGTACTTAGTAACGCGGATAGACAAGCCGTCATCGCTAGTAATTACAGAAGAATCCCAACCACTCAACTTAGGAAGATCAACGAAACCTACACCGAATGCTGATTTGTGATACATCAAGGAAGGCTGAACGATTGCAGACGCCGAACCCAATACTTGAATAGTGTCTGCGGCAGCCAAAGCAGCAGAGATGTTGTTGTATTGGCCATTTGCTTCGTAGATCGCAGCGTTAGAAACCACTACAGTAACATCACCACCAGCAGTTGCGTTACCACCAGTAAGCACTTTCAAGTAGATTGGTAATGCGGCCGTACCGTCAAACGCAACTTCACGTGTTTTCACGTTAACGCGATATTTGCCTGCTTGAGTTACTTTGATTGTGTCGCCTGCACGTACAGCGTTCGCAAGAGATGCAGTGAAGCCAGTCAATACGATGGTTTGCTGCATGGTGTCTTTGTTGGTTACGTAGGTTTGGTCTGGTGTTGTCTTGATAGTTAAACCAGACTTACCAGCATCAGCACCCAAAGTAACACCCTTGAGAGTTTGCGCGGTCAATGCAGTTACACCAGCAAAATCGCGGCTAATCTGTGCTTTTTTCCATGATGTGTTCACCAAGGAGCTGTCGCCAGATTGCAAGCCGTTAGTGGCATTCGCAAGAGCGCTGATAGCAAATGGGTTCATAACTGCGTAGAAATCACCAGACATCGGCACACCGATAGAAGCAGCCAAGGCTCCAGTATCAGCAACAGCACCCCAAGTGTTAATAGCATTACCGATAGTGCCACGATGCAATCCAGCGCGTTGAGTCATGTAGGTTGCAAGGTTTGATTCCAACTGCAAGCTCAAGCGCTCAGCAGCAGGTTTCAAGATTGCATCCAACTGGTTCAACTGCAAGGCTTCTTCTTTGTTCGTCCAGTTCATGCTCACAGTAATGTAGTTTTGAACTACAGCAGGAGCGGTTGCTGAGATGATATTACTATCAGTCACAGCGGTTAAGTCACCGTCAGAAGTTTCTGCGGCTACGTAATCGTGCGGACGCTTGATGTAAGTAGTATCGCCGTATTTTGCATCAGAGAAATCTTGACTGATTGCGTCTGTTGTTACGGTTTTGGTTAATACGCGGCTCGCCTCAAAAGCTGGGGCGAAACGTTCCGCGATTTTCGTACTGGTATTACGATTTAAATTGTTAGCCATGATTTAATCTCACTTAATAGAATAGCCTTTCGGCAATGAGCTTCGTTCTGCTCCATTCCCACGCAGTGCGGTAGTCGGTTCCGGCGCAGAAGAAATCTTTTGTTTTCTCGCTTGAGCTTTTGGCTTAACAACGCTTGCAATATACATGGCTGCTTGAATTGGTGTCATGCGCACAACTTTGTCCAAGTCTTCAATGTTCTCGGCTAAGTAAGTCGTAATTAACGCACCTTGGTCATCGTTGATAATAGCCATGGCTAAATCTTCGTTGATACCGTAGTTGGCCACTGTTTGAGTGGCCTGCGTCAACTCTTCCTGCTTAATGCCTAGCTTTGAAGCGTTAGACTTGTACACATTTACACTTTCTACAACTTGTTCTTGCTTGCGTCTTTCCGCCTCTTGCTCTCTAGCGAGTTGAGCCTGCTGATACTGATAATTCTGCGATTCGTGGGCTGCGCGCAATGCGATAGCCTGATCTCTCGCTCTAACCTTCTGCTCGTACCCTTCTTCGTATGGGTCTGGCATAGGTGGAATTTCAGCTACAGGTGCTCGTAATTTCTCCAATTCCTGCGCGTATCGTTCACGCTCTTGCCGTTCTGCTTCTAATCTGCGCTCAGTTTCTCGCAGTTCAAAAGTTTTCTTGGCAATCGCCTTATTAAATACTTCCTGCTGTTCTTGGGTAAATTCAACATGAGGCTTTTTAACCTCTTGCTGCGTCTCGGTGGCTAAATCCGAGCTTTCTTCGCCGTGTTCAACATCCTGTCCAACATCTGGCGTATCAAGTTCGATGATATTCTCATCTTGTAGCTCATTGCCGCTCATGGCGTATCCTCTAAAGTGCCTCGATACCTTCGAGTAAGGTTAAGAAATGCTAAGAATCGTTTAGTTTTGTAAAGATTCTTGACAAAAAAAATATACACTACTAGCTCAATTGTTGCAAATTCTGGTCGATATATTGATCAGTTCGAGCTATCTCGTTGACCTGCTGCTCGTATGCCTGTGTAGCGCCTTGGCTTACTATCGCATCCACCCCCATTGCTTCTCGTATAATCTTCAATGTTTCGGCTTGGGTTTGCTGCATATCAAACATGGCTTGCATGGCTTTAGATTGCTGCTCCATTTGCTTAAGCATCATGGTCATTTTATCGACCTCTTGCTTGCCTTGCAGGGTCATCGCGGCTAACTGTGCGTCAATCTCGTTTTTCTGAGCTTGGTTCTGAGCCTTCATAATCTCAGCATCTGCCAGCTTCATGTTTGCCTGTGCAGCCATCATGCTTGGGTCTGGTGGCGGTGGCTGTTGTGCTTTCTGTTGCTGCTCGGCTAACTCTTGGTCTGTTAGTTCTGACTGTGGAATCTGGCCTTGTTGTACCATTTGAGCGCGAACACGATCAGCAAGAATGTCCATATCTGGACTATTCAAGCTCTTGAGCATGATGTCTTTTCCGACTTGTAAAATCGTTGGGTCGTATTGACCCATAGACAGCATAGTCTCGATTGTCTCTTGCTGGCGGTTTTGGAACCCTTTACCAGCCGAGCAGATGAAATCATAAGAACCTTTTGTCAGGTCGTTTAAAGTCACAGGCTGCATTGTTTGCTGGTCAACAATAACCTCTTGCAGCTTAACTCGATCTGTTGAGCCGTCCGGCTTAATGATTCGTTGCTCTCTTGGTGTGTCGTAAACCTTCTTAACAGCCTGAGCCATAATCAACGCGGTTTGGCGTATAGCAATTTCTAACGCCTTGATAAATTTAACTGTCCCAATGTCGCCTTTGTTTTGAAGCTGCTGTAGCGCCTTTCCTGACTGAACGTTAGGATTAGCCCCAACATTTGCATCAAACGTAGATGCCGCGCGCTGAATGTCTTGGCTCATTGCTTGGGCGATTACATCTAGCCCTTGGTTGATAACTGCGCCGCCTTGTTGCTGTGGTGGCATTTGGCTGTCAACGTGATTGTATAGCTGTACAGGGTCTTGATTGGTGTTTAGTGTACCAAGCTCGGCTTCGTGGCCTTTCGCCTGTTCTGCTGTCATCCAGTACTTAGCTCTAGGAGCCAACGCACCCTCAGCAATCTCTCGGCTTCTAACGTAGTTATAGACTCGGCAAGGGTCGATAATGTTAGCTACTTTACCGCGCCAAATTGCCTTGTTTTCAGAGATTAGGAAATCCCCATAAACTGGGACGACAGGAACCATAGAGAATACAGTCTCTTTTGATTCGCCTAGCCATTCAGCACCATTGAAAAACCGAGTGCATACAGCTGCATCTTTGCGCGACCTGCGTTTAACCTCTGTAACACCTAATTGAGCAAGCTCATCAGAAATAGCTTTAAAGTCTTCATCATCGGGATATACAGCGCCGTTACTCATCAGCACTAAAGCGCGGTTATTGTATTTTTTATACAAATACTCTCCGACAATAACTTGCTCTGGCTTTTTGGTGTAAACCGTTGTTATTTTGTTGTCACCTACCGAGCTATAACCGTGATCTTCGCCAAAGATTTCCTCGTATTTCTCACATGGCATAGCATGTAGAACGATAGCCCATTCAGCATCAGAGCGATCTTGCTTCTCGCTGGCAGGGTCAAACCACACGCGGTCATTAAAATTAGGGATTAGCTCAATGATGATGTCTTGATCGAATGACTCGTCATTAACGTACTCAGAGCGCAATCTCCATCCGGACTGACCTGTCACAACAGTTTGGCGTAATGCTTGGCGATAGATTGACGCTGCATCAGATATGTTTTGAATGTGACGGAATAGCCCATCCATTGTTTCTGCTGTTTCTTCGTTAGCTCCACCACCAGCAGGAATTGCTCTACAAGCGAACTCCATCTGATCAATCTCACCACACACCGAGTCGACAATGGGCGTCACTTGATCGAATGTATAACGAGGCATATCCGAGAACCGAGAAACTACAGCAGGCTCCCATTGCCCATCACGCTTATATGCAAAATGTTCGCACTCTCGCGCAATCTCTCGCATATCGTTGTCTGCATCTTGAGCTAGCTTTAGCATCTCTAAAGCTTCGCTAACCTCTAAAGCTGCTTCTTTAGTCTCGCTCTCGCCCTTGGGTTTTTCAATATCGTAAGTAGCCATTACCACCCCGCAAAGTTAATTGTGACAGGCTGCGATTTGTGCGCCTGAGTCATCATAGTCATCATAACCGCATCAGCCATGTTTGGCGATTGTATGCCCAATGACTTCATATCCGGCTTACTCATTATCTGAATGTACCCGTTCCCGTTTTTCTTACGCGGGATACGGCATATCTCAGCCCTTAATCGTTTTAGATCGGTAATCTGTGAACTAAAGCTAATCATCTCAGAAGGATCAACATAATCACCCCTAACAACTGCGCGATACGTGTTATAGATTCTATCCCTAAGTCGCCAATAATACTGGGCGCGCTTATTTCTGAATGTATCCTCATTACTCCTAGGCTTCTTATCATCATCGGTGTAGATAGCTTTTGGGTCGTCTGGACTCTCGCTACCCTTAAACATTATCTGCTCTATTTTCTTGCCTTCAAATGCCTGCTTGATCGGTCGAGATAGCGGAGCGCCTATGCCGTCACAATCCCACGTAAACCAATCTACCCATCGTTCAATGGCTTTAGATGTAGCCCAGTCGCACCCGTCATTCACATCACCTATTTGTGAGTCGCACACATCAAGGAATACTGAGCCATGACGATACGCGAACCCTTTAGCATCACCTGAGTCGCTTGGGTCGAATGCGGCTATCTTCGCACCCTTTGGCGCTAGCGAAGCTGCGAACCTCTCGTTTAAGTGCGCATCAACGCAAGCATCAAACCAGTCTGGCATGATGATAGCGTCATCGACTGAATCAGAGTAGCGGCCTTCCCATACGTGGTCATACTTAGCCCTTGGCCACTCATCAAAATTCTTTCTGCGTTGAAGCTCTAGTATTTCAGGAAACCAAGGATTATCTCGCCAGTTAAGCTCCACGGCGATCATGTATTCATCTTCGTAATAGCCGCATCTAGCTAGCTCATCCTCGGCCTTATTTAGATATGAGATGCAAATAGGGTCATTGACTGAACCTCTATTCATTGTCACCCATATCTCAGCGCCATTCGTTCGGATAGTAGGGAATAGTAAGTCTA